GGCTGGCGATCCGGTCAAGTTCCGCGTCATCAACAGCCAGACTGGCGGATCCGGCACTGGTACGCTGCCGTCTCCCATTGATGCAGCCACCACCTACTACGTGCTGTCCTACACGGCTGCCACTGGTGCGCTGACCGTCTCCACGTCTGCTGGTGGCACCATCCTTGCCATCACTGACGACGGCACGGCAGTGGCACCCAACGAGTTTGAGGTGTACTACGCCGACTACGCCGCCGTTGGGCAAGTGCAGTCTTGGTCTTTTGAGATCAGCCGCGCTGAGATTGACGTGACCACCATCGGCCAAGCCGCTGGGCAGTATGCACCCTTCCGTGCCTACATCCCTGGTTTTGCCGACGGCAATGGCACTGCCACCGTCTACGTGACCAACGAAGACGCTGCACTGTCTAACCGCATGGTGGAAGACGTGTTGCAGCGTCAGCAGGTGGGTTGCGCATTCAAGCTGTACACCGACAAGCAGGGGACTGAGGCGCTGAGCCGCAGTATCGCCATGGATGCAGTGCTGACCTCAGCCAGCCTGAACGTCAATCCTGACGATGCCCAACAGGTGGAAATTGCCTTCCGTCCGGCTGGCGTGCCGACGTTTGATTTCAGTACCAGCGCTTGATAGCAAATTGCCCCGGCTTGCGCTGGGGCTTTTTTGTGCTTAGAGTACGCCTAACTCATCAACTTTTATGGGATCCGCGCTCGCTCGCCTCAAAAAAGCAGCCAACCTGACGCCAACCAAGCGGGCTGTAACGCTAACCGATGGCAGCGTTTTTGAGTTTTACTCCGCGCCACTCACAATGGCCGAACGCGAGCGCGCAGAGAACATGCCCGGTGGCAGCAACACCAATGGCTTTGCATTGAACTTGCTAGTTACCAAGGCCGTGGACGACACCGGCAAGCGCTTGTTTGCGGCCGGAGAAATTGCCGAACTCAAGGAAGAGGTGTTAGATGCTGACCTGCAAGGCATGATGCTGGCAATCATCACTAACCCTGAGGATGCTGAGCAACTGGACATGAAAAGCATTAAAGAAGGAGCTAAGTAAAGATAATTTGCTACTGCTGCAGCTTGGCGTTGCAAAGGAGCTTGGCTATAGCTTGGCCAAGCTCAATCAAGAGGTGACGCTAGAGGAGCTGCTGATTTGGAGCAGCTACTTTGAGCTTCAAAACGAGGAGCAGGAGCGTAGAATGAAGCAAAGGCGGTAGGGTTGCGCTGTGTCTGTCGTCGCTAATGTCGCGATTAACGTTGACAGCCGCAATGCTGTCAGCAAACTGCGCGAGGTGCAGTCGCAGGCAGGCGCGACAGAAAAGGCGTTCAATGGTATTGCCGCTGCCGCTGGCAAGCTTGCAATTGCTTTTGGGGCACTGCAAGCATTTAAGTTTGTATTTGCCAAGACGGCTGAGCTAGAAAGCCAAACGCGCAGCCTTGAGGTATTGACCGGCAGCGCAGAAAAAGCTGCGCAGATCATCAAAAAGCTGCAGCAGCTGGGTGCTGTAACGCCATTTACAAGCGCTGAGCTGATTGACTCGGCCAAGCGACTACAGGCGTTTGGCATACAGGCCGACAAGGTAGTCGAAACCACCAAACGGCTGGCTGATGTCAGCGGCGCCACTGGCGCTGAACTGCAAGGCTTGGTTACTGCCTACGGCCAAGTGCAGGCCAAAGGCAGGCTGCAGGGCGAGGAGTTGCTGCAGTTCCAAGAGCGCGGCATTGCGCTACAGGAAGAGTTGCGCAAGATGTATGGGCTGTCTGGAGAGGAATTCCAAAAAGCGCTGAGCAAAGGCCGCATTGGGGCCGAGGCAGTCGAGGTTGCGGTTATTCGACTGACCAATGCAGGCGGCAAATATGCCAATGGCGCCATTGCGCAGAGTGATACATTGCAGGGCAAGTTCAGCACCTTGCAAGATTCCATCGACGGCCTCGCTCGCGAAATTGGCAAGACCCTCTCGCCCGTAATTTCCCAAGTTATTACAGACCTGACAGAACTAGCGAACAGCTTTGCCAGCAACTTGCAGTTCATGAAGCAGCAGTATAAAAACTTCCTTACCGACTTGCGAGGACAGGACATAGGAACACTGCAGCAGCAGATCGGCGATCTTGACAAAATGATCGCCACTAATCAGTTGCAACTCAAAGGCGCATCTCCATACGCAGAAAAGCTAATACAAGGAAAGATTGTTGAATTGCGCAAGCTTCGAGCCAGCTTACAAAAAGACCTTGACAAAAAACTAGACCTTGTGGCACCAACTGGGCGTAGCACTCTGCTGCCACCACGACAAGCCACTACACCTGCGACCCCAGCACTGCTGCCAGGAACTGAGAAGGAGAAACGCAGCAAAGCGCTCAACATTGACGATCTAATCGGCGGCAATATCGGGCGCAGGCTGCAAGAGCAGCAGGCAAAACTGTCTGCGGCCACTGCAAAGATGATGAACACCGCAGCCGCAAGCGAGAATCCGCAGCAGGCACAACGGATGGTTGAATACTCGTCAAAACTGCTCAATATCAAGTATCAGATTGGCGCGATTGATGAAACACTGACTAAACGGGCAGGAGTGCGAGCAGAGATTATCGCATCTGAGCAAGACAAAGCACGTGCAGCCTTGGCCTTTGATGAGACCACCAATGATCTCAAGACAAAAAGACTCGGGCTTGAATTGGAGATCAATACGCTGCTTGCCGAGCAAACAGGCAAGGCAGAAGAGCAGTACCGCCAGCAGCAAGCGGCCATTGCTGATGCACTAGCCAACCTTGACATGCAAAAGATCAAGGTATCTGCTGTGACAGAAGCCCAGAAGCAAGCGCTGCAACTGCTGGAAATTGAGAACACACTTAAGAAGGCTGGCATCGTTCTAACCGATGCAGATAGGCAGGCGCTTGGCTTGAAAATTGCCGAGATTCAAAAGCTTACCAAAGAGCAAGAAGCGGCCAAGACTGCCGCCCAGCAGCTCAAAGACGTATACACCGACATTGGCATGTCTATCAAATCGGGCATTGTCGATGCAATACAAGGCGCCGTCGATGGCACCAAGACGCTGGGCGAAGCGGCTAGTGGCGTATTGAAAAACATTGCCAATAAGCTCTTGGACGTAGCCATTAATATGGCGCTGTTTGGTGCAATGTCCGGCACCGGCACTGGAGGCGGTTTGCTGGGCGGCTTGTTTAAGCCACGCGCCAATGGTGGCCCCGTCACCGGCGGTTCAACATATCTTGTTGGTGAGCGTGGCCCTGAACTGTTTGTCCCAGGGCGTAGTGGAACCATCGTCCCGTCCGATCGGACTGCCGCTCTCTACGCCTCCCGCCAAGCCCTCCCCGCCAGCGGCTTGAACGCCGGTACATCCGCCGATAGTTTCAGCGAAAACAGGGCAGCCCTTGGCAACGTCTCTACTATTGAGCGTGAACGCCGCGTTGAAAATCTGCTTACTTCAGGCGCCACAAGTACCGAAATCAAGTACAGCCGAGTGGGTAGCGGCGACCTTCCTTTTGTGACAGAGGAAGACATGCTCCAGTCCTCTCGCATTGCCGCCCAAGAGGGTGCCAAGCTTGGACAACAGCGCACCCTCGCCGCACTCCGCAACAACCCTGGCACCCGTCGCGGTATAGGCATCTGACATGGCTGAAATCGCAATCGGCACCTACATCAAATTCCAACTTCCATCTGGTGGCACCACCGGTTACGCCTTTCAAAATTTCCACGCCAACGAGGCCCGTAGCTACGCAGGCACTAGTTACGTGTACGCCGGCTTCGGCTTTAGCGGCAGCAGTGTTGACTTACAAGGAAGCAATATTCGCGCTTCTTTAGTTTTTGCAGTTAGTGACCTACTGCTGAACTTTATTCAAGAAGCGGCGGACCAACGCTGGATCATCCGTATTCGGACTGTATGGTTAGAGCCCGATGGCTATGCTGAAACATCCACCTTTTTAGAGGAGACCTTTCAAGTAACTAGCTTTCAGCATGACGGAAGCCGACTCGCGCTAGACCTTGGCAGCCCGCTCGACGCCGTATCCGGTCAAGCGCCGCGTCGAACACTAAGCCAGTTCTTGGTGGGTAGTCTTCCTAACACAGGCTCTATTTCTTTTTCGTGATGCTAAGCCCTTCCGATAGGCCGCTGGTTCTACTGCCGCAAGACCGCGAGCTTATGGCAGTGCTTGGCATCACCGAGGCGGAATACCGTAGTTTCCTGCGTGAGTGTGTTAAAAGCAGTCGAATTGAGCCAGGCAAACCTGTCAATTTTCTTATTATTCCGTTTCTAATTCAGCTTGCAATCGGTATTGCGCTGAGTTTTGCCGCAAGTCTTTTATTCCGCCCAAAGGGCCCGTCCCGCCCAGCCGAGATTCGGCAAACCTCACTGCCTGGGCAGAACATCGTTGGGCGCTCCGAGTACGCCCCCAAAGCCGGCTTCGACTCCCTGCAAAACGTCGTCGAACTCGGCAGTACCGTTCCCTTGGTCTACGCCAAGCGCGAAACCATCGACGGCGTGACCTACGGCGGAGTCCGCGTCAACACCAACATGCTCTGGAGCCAAATGCAGAGCCTGGGCGGCTCTCAAATGTTGAGAGCTGTCTTCCTGATTAGTGAAGGGACCATCGGCGCCGTCGACTCCTCCCAATTTGCGTTTGGCGACAACGTACTCGGCGGCTACGACCTAGCCGCAGCCAATAGCACCTCCAGTCGGGTCACGTTCTACGTCTCAAAGGATGGTGGTCGTCTGGTCAGCGCTGACCGCGTAGCCGGACGGACAGCCGCAAACGACACGGGCAACGCCACCAACAATGGCGGCACAGATGTTTTCCAGATCCGCGGCCTGAACAACGAGTGGACCACTGACTTTTGCTACGCCTTCAAACCCAGCACTCAAACGCAATTCGGCGTGTACCAGCTAATCGGCAACGGGCTGGGTTATCGCGTGAACCCATCGCTTCGCCCTGCGGTTGTCGTCAAAACCGAGCCCGCCGGCAAAACCGACACCCGCATCAAATGCAACGTTGACGGCGTGGCGCAATCCCAGCGCGACAAGTACAACAACAAGTTTTCTACCCGTTCAAGCATCACCCAACGCAACGGCTCTCCTTTTACCGGAGCTGTCAGCCTGGTTGTAGGCGATACCGTTACCTACTACCTTGATTCCAGCAGCGACGCCAACACCGTATTTATCGGTGTCCAAGAAGGTCCCGATCACGAAGAAACCTGCCGCGACGTTGCTCAAACCGTCAGCGGCCGGCAGCGTGGCTGGGACGACGCGCTAACCATCGGCGATCTCTACCGCCTGGGCAGCGCTTTGCTGATCTGCGAAACCCGCTCGCCCCAAGACGAAATCTTTGCCTCCGAGATTGACCAAGAACCTATCGGTGGTGGGCAGCCAGTTACCATCACACTCCGCTGCGTCAGGGCTGGCAACGCCGTGCTCAACGCCACTACAGACACCAAAACAGCAACTGAAACCAGCCACCTGTTCAAGGTAGCCATCGCCAGTTTCTCCGTCCCACGCTCCGCACAGGTCGTGGAACTTGGCCTCCGTAGCAACCTCGGAATTCGTCTCAACGGCATCTGCAACTTCCGTGATTCGCTAAGCCAAACAGAAATCGACGGCCGCGCCTGCAACTACTTCAACAACAAGACTTACCGTCCCGATCAGAGCTTGGAACTGTCCAACTACCAATCCGGCACCTACAGCGGCTCAGAAATCCGGTACTCCTTTTTCAAAATCGGCTATCGCATTGCTGGTAGCGACAGCGCCTACACCTACCTCAGCCAGTGTTTTGGAACCCGCAGCCTCACCCAGCAAGCGGTCTACAACTACATCCGGCTGCAGATGCCATCGGTTCAGCGTTGGGAGTTTCGGATTGAACCTCTCACCGGCTGGGAAATTCGCAACAGCGTCGCCACTGGCACCTTGGAAGTTTTGGACGCCCGTATCGGTGGTTCGCGCACCGTCTCTTCTGGCGCAGGCGCACAGACAATCACCATTACCTATAGCGGCGAACCCGTAGCCCGCAGTGCAGACACCTTTGCCATTGCCGCCACACGCAACAAAAACCTAGGCGTCACGCTGTCCGACACCAACGACTACGCCGACGACTGGGGCAAGCTGGCTGAGGACTTTGTATTTAACGAAATCCAAAGCAGCGCACGCTCTCCCGAACACGAAGTCGTTTACGTCAACGTCCTGGCACCTAACCCGAACACCCCCGAGTACACCGACATTGCACTGGTTGGCCTCAATCTAAGAAGCAGCACCGAGTTCAGCCAACTCAGCCAGCTCAGCGTCTATATCAACGAGGGCATCAATAGTGTCCATACCTTCCCCGAAGTCTTCAAGGATCTGCTGACCAACGACCGCTACGGCGTCGGGGCAATCCTCAGCCCAGAACAGATCGACGCCGACAGCTTTGACGATGCCACCGAATGGACCACCGACCGCCGCTACTTCTTTGACGGTGCCCTCGAGCAACCCATCAACCTGCGCCAGTGGGGCAGCCAAACTGCCAACTATTTTCTGCTGGATCTCGTTATCCGCAACGGGCGATTTGCCCTGCAGCCAGCTCTGTACTTCGACCGCCCCGAGCCAATCACCAACCTTTACACGGCCGGGAACATTCTCGAAGACACCTTCAACATCGCATACTTGGAGTCTGAGCAGCGCATTCCAAACCGAGTAAGCGTGAAGTGGCGCCAAGAGAAAGCCAGCACCGACGAAAGCAACAAAGGTCTGTTCCCTGTCATCCGCGAGGTCACCGTCCGAGAAGCTGGCACTCCTGCCGACGCACCGCTGGAGAGCATCGATCTCACGGACTTCTGCACCAGTGAAAAGCACGCCATCGACGTAGCCAAGTTCATCTGCCGGGGCCGTCGCCTGATTACGCACTCGGTCAGCTTCAAAACGGTTCCCTCACAGGCAGCTCTTGAGGTCGGTCGCTGCTTCAAGCTGGGCCTCGAAACCATCGCCTACGCCCAACCCAACAACGGCGCCATTGACTCCAATGGTGCCATCACCTCAACCGAGCCATTGGCCGATGGTACCTACACCGTTTTGATGTGGAAAGCCGGCTTTACCGAGGTATCCGAAGTCCAACTTACAATTGCAAACCAGCGGTCGGCAGCTTACAAAAACGCCGTGTTCTGCATCAAGCAGTCCTCCACCGAGGTCCGCGCATACAAGGTGCAGAGCCTTGGCTTCGACGAAGACGGCAATATTGCCATCGAAGCCCTGTACTTCCCACTGACACCCAACGGCTATAGCGCCATTGCCGACGGCTGGGATGTACCCACCAACTGGGTAATTGAAGGTAGGGTCGGCACCAGCGAGGACACCGGCACCACCCAGTCTCCATTTACTGGCGTATCCATTACTGGTCCTGGCACGGTAACTGTGAACGTGGCCTCCACGTTTACTGCGCTGGTCAGCGGTGGTTCAGGAACCTATACCTATAGTTGGTCAGGCTCCGGCGTCACCTTCGGCAGCGCCACCAGTGCAAGCACCACGGTTACCGCCACCAGTAGCGGAAGCAAAACCATTACCTGCACGGTAACGCGAGGCGCCACAAGTTACTCCGCAAGCAAGACATTTACTGCGGTTGCCGCAACATCACTTACCACTATTGGCACAGTAACAATTACAGGTGATGCTACTGCTGTTGTAAACGTAGCCAAAAATTACACAGCCACTTACAGCGGAACCACTCCACTCGGTCAGGTGTTTTACGCGTGGTCCACTACGCCTACAACGGCTTCCATCGTGAACTCAGGCACCGCCACTGCTAGCATCACTTTTGAGGCCGCAGGTACTTATACCGCCAGGTGCCTGATCAGCTCACCCACGGCGTCCGACAGTCCCGTCACCCAAACCAAGAGCGTCACGGTTTCTTAGTACAGCAGCGCCGAGGTCTACTAATGACTGCCTTTCCGTCCATAGTCCCCACAAGCCGGTCTGTCACTCAGGGGCAGTACGCCGTCAAACGCTTCAACAGCATTGCTGGTACGGGCACGTCTCGAATTTACGGAAGCCAGCCGTTTAATTCGCAACTGTCCCTACAGTTTGACAATATTGCCGATGATCAGGCTTTGCTGATCACTAACGCCTACGAAACAGCACGAGGGAGTAAAGAGGTAATTACACTTCCGTCCGAGTTGTGGGCAGGAATGGCCGACACCCTTAAGGTGCGTCTGCAGCGTGATTACTCGTGGCGTTTTGCCGAAGCTCCCGGCATTACGTCTGGTGCCCCAGGGTTCAGTAGCATTACAGTGAAGTTGGAAGGCCAGAGGGACGGCTGATGGCTGTTGTCACCGGAACAAGTGGCGAGTTGCGCTACAACGGCGTCCGCGTTGGCAAATGCCGCAGCTTTTCGCTGGACATCAACCGAGACGCCCTCGAATCCACAGTGCTTGGCACCTGGGATCGAACATACGTAGAGGGTCTACGTGGAGCATCAGGTAACGCCACCGTCCTCTACGACAAGGACGACACCTCAACCGTCCAGCTGCTCAACTCCGTGTTCAGCAATACGACGGGCGCCCAGACCATCGGGTTTGTGCTAAATACGTCGTTAAACACCGTATTTGAAGTCTCTGCCATCCTGACGCAGGTAACAGCACCAGTGTCAGTAGGTGAAGTAATCGCCTGCAGCCTGACCTTCCAAGTAACAGGGCCCATCAGTGGTACGTTCTAATGCCTGTACTCGGTGTTGGTGGCAAGCTACTACTAAGAAGGGACACCCCCGATCCCACCATCCTGCGACCTGATGACATCGACACTATTAGCAATAGCGTCTACATCAGTAATCCTGCCTTCTGGAGTGGTGATTCAGTCACCTTGGTTTCACCCAGCGGCCTGCCCATAGAAACTGGCTCTAACGGACCCGACTGCCCCGACGGCTACGCCACATACAGAACCAGCAAATGGTATGTCGGTAGCAACAGGTCTCACATCGTCGACAGCACCTCTAACTTCTACAAGGCTTCAGATGCCGCGCAGTTTTACATGCGCAGCACCGAGAGCGGCATTACTACATCCCTAACCGCTTACATGTACCGCGACCAACTGGATCGCGTCAGCTTCTATCCCACACAAGCGCAGTCACTGCAAGGGGCTTTTGCCAATCGCATCCCCCTCTACATGGTGGATTTCGGTCAACTGACCATTGCCGCCACCAGCGATACCGAGTTTCAAAACGCCGTCACCCAATGCCTTCCGCTGTTTGGTGAGTACGATTTCGCCGACATCCAAGACGAAGATACCCTCCAGTCGATCTGTAACTACCCGTTCCAGCCGGGGGCCCCACCGTCATCTTCCACTGAGTACGCTTCTGCCTACATTTCAGAGGTTCCCCTTCGCCGAAACACACTTTGGGTGCTGCAGTGCGATCTCGCTAGCTGGTCATTGACGCTACGTGGTCCAGAAGTTGACACTACCGCAGTCGGCGAAAAGTTTGGCGAAGCCGTCAAGAGCATTGTTAGCGGAGGCGGCACTCTCGACTTCCTGGTAGACCGCCACACCACTGCTGAAGGTCAAGACAGCACAGTTTTAATGCAACTACTTTTGCTTATTGAAAAAGGTTGCAAAGCTTCTGCCGAGTTTTGGATGATTGACGATTTTGAATCCAGCCGTCCAAATGGCGTATTGCCTGGAGAACTGTTTTACACTTCAGACATATTGATAACATCATCTGCGATAAACGTTAGAGCCGAAGAAGTTATCGCAGGTTCCGCAGACTTTGTTACAACCGGAGAGATCGCCCTCAAGATGGGCACAAACTAGCCGACCCTTCTAGTCTGTGTAGGATGGTCCTATTGATGCGCACAGGCTGTGACTAAGATCGTTCGCGGCGGGGAGTCGGGGTCACTCGACAACATCAACAGCTCCCAAGCGACGTTCCGCACCCAAATTTCGGCACTGACCGACGCTGTTCGCCAACTGGGCGGAGCTGCCGAGATTGGTGCAGGCGCCGTCATCAACGATCCCCTCTCCGCCCCCTACGTCCTTTACGTCAATCCCTATACAGGTAGCGACAAGTTCGTAGGCGGCAACTACAGCACCAGCGGCAACGCCCTGCAGCGCATCGAACTGCAGCGCCTGGAATGTGGCTACACCGAAGCCCGCCCCTTCAAGACGATCAACCGGGCCATCATCGAGGCCGGCATAATCACGGCCAAGAGCTACTACACGCAGCCTCTAGCCAACAACGATCTTGTCAGCATCGTGTTGATGTCTGGCGCAGCCACCGTATTCAACGGCACTGGCGCAGCCTCAGTGTCCGAGTGGGCGGCCACCAAAACCCCGACCGACGCTGAACTGCAGGAGTTCAACCCCAACTCCACTGGCGGGATCTTGCTGCCCAGGGGTGTCAGCCTCTGCGGCTTGGACCTGCGGAAAACGATCATCCGTCCCGATTTCGTACCTGCCGTCGCAGACGAAGCCTCGGACGCAAGCAACCGCCGCGCCGTCTTCAAGGTCACCGGCACCGGCTACTACTTCGGCTTCACCTTCATGGACAAGGCGGGCAGCACCGCCAGCCACCACCTACTGGACTGCTTCCAGTTCGCCAGTCAAGCCGAGCTTGACGAGTTCTACACCAAGATCACACAAGCCTTCGGGGGTGCCAACAACACCGGCGGCATCAACAACGCGCTTGCTGTCACCAACGTCTCTGAGTACCAGATCGTCGGGCCTCAACCCGCCGCTGGTTCCCAAGCTGCCTCCACCGACACCACCCTTTCGGCATCCCCCTACATCTTTAACTGCTCCATCCGTTCGAGTTACGGCCTCTGCGGCATCTATGCCGATGGCGCAAAGGTGTCAGGTTTTCGCTCGATGGTGGTGGCCCAGTTCACCGGCGTCAGCCTGCAGCGCGACCTGAGTTGCTGGCAAAAGTACGACTCTGGGGCCAGCCCGCGCTGGGGCAGCACCTTCTCCAACTACGCCGACTACATCAGCACAGACCCGGACAACGTGCGGATGCACCCCTCCCGCAGGAGCTTCCACATCCGTGTGGTCAACAACGCGATCATCCAAGAGGTCTCGGTCTTTGCCATCGGCCAGGGCATCCACCACTGGACCCAGAACGGCGGCGAGATCACCATCACCAACAGCAACTCCAACTTTGGGGGATGCGCAGCGGTCTCGGAGGGCTACCGCTCCAGCGCCTTTGCCAGCGACACCAACTGGAACGTCAGCCGCCTGCGCGTCGGCGCCAACCTCACCGACCTGGCCAACAACGTCCGCCGGATCTACCTAGGCACCATCTCTGCTGTCACCAGCAGCACGATCACGCTCACGACGGCTCTCGGTGACTCGCTGACCGTACCAGGCGTCCCTGATCTGGTGGCCCGCGATGGCTACACCCTGCGGAACGGCAGCTATGTCTGGGTCGAAAACCCCCTCGGCGACGACTGGCGCACTACCTTCACCAGTTCTGCTTGGAGCGTGGGCACCCCCAGTCAGCTGAACATCAGCGCCGCACCCTTGGATGAAAACGGTTCTGCGCCCGGTGTAAACGATCAGGGCAATAACCGCGCCATCGGCAAGCGTGTCTACATCCGCCGTTTGGTGGACACGCGCACCCCAGAACAGCGGCGCTTCACACTGAAACTCAACACTACTGACGCTGTAGTTCGGACACCTCTGCGTGATTATGCGCTGCAGGTCGTCACTGGCGCTCCGTCGATCAACAACCTGCTGCCAACCTCTGCCACTATTACAGTCAGCAGTGCGACGCGTACCCCAGTTGCCGGTGGCGGCGTTACATCGTCTGCAGAGATCATTCTTCGCCGCGCCAACAGCTCGGTGGATTGGACGGCTGGCGCGTACTACCGCAAAGGCGAAACAGTCAAGCGCAACGACAAGCACTACACCTGCATCACCGACAACGCCGACACGACGTTTAACGCAGACAAGTGGGAGGAGTCATATGTCCATATGGCTAGCACCTACAACCCGGAGGACTTCTATAAAACTGAAGCGCCCATCCTCGTGTTCGACAACGACACTAGCGGCGTCCAGGATTCGACCACGCTGGGCTACAACCTGACGACGGTCTGGAACACGGATGCGCTCATCCAGAACCAGTACCGCACCGCTGCCGATTATCGAGGCGCCCACCTGTTGCTGACCGCCCTCGGCTTTTCGAGCAACCAAGCTCACACGATCCTGACGCCGAAGCCGGAAGCATCCCGAGATCGCGACCCATCCAACAGCACCGACATGGGTGGTTTTACTCCCACTGGTGCCGCCAGCGCCCTCGACAACTGGCCCATTGAGTTCCGCCGCCCGAGCGTGGTGCGACTCTTCGGTCACGCGTGGGAGTGGGCGGGCTTCCTCAACTACACCAAAGCTATCCCTGCCTACCAAGGCGAACTGAGCCCACAGAACAAGTTCACCTATTACTTCACCAACGTCGATGGTGGCCGCGTCTACGCCACTGGCTTCAACGAAGAGGGCTTCCAAGTCACACCCCGCGGTCTCGAGGACATCGCCACCGGCACCACGCTGAGCGTGGAAAACCTCGGCGCCAGCGACATCACCTTGGACCAACCAACCGAGCTGTCCAACCTGACCCTCGGCGGCACAACCACAATTAACGACAACCTCGTTATCAATGCGGCAAACGTAAGCTTCACCTCGGGTTTCAGCGCCTCGACCACGAGAGCGGGTATTGGCGAAATCGCCAGCATCTCCGAGATTGAGCAAAGCTCGCTGGTCACGACAGACACCGGGCTAAACGGCGCTGGTGCCAACTTCATCACAGCCGCCGGCTTGAAGTATTGGGCGTCCTGGGCCAAGGTACTCACCCAACGCAGTGGCGCGGCCAACTTCTACGTGGTGCCTGACAACGCCGTCAACGGCGGCACCTACAACTTTGATGGTACGTCTGCCACGCTGACCCTCGATCCCGACCGCTCAGGATCGGCTATCTCCGTAGATCCGCCGACAAGCCGAGCACGAGCGGTGAGACTTAGCCGTGCCGTTGAGTACGTCAACGCCAACTACAGCTCGCTTGAGACCGCCAATTACTTCCTCGCCAACGGTCCTTATTGGACAGCGGTCACGTTTAACCACATCGCCAATGTCTATGGAGCCACTCTTCAGTTCCCCGCCGCCAACGTAGTTGCGTCATATGGCACGGCTAATACGACTCCTACCACAAACGTAAAAGCGCTTGTAGATGCCTACGCGCTCCCGTGCTTTGCCACTGTTGTCGGCTACGGATCGGATTCAGACCGTCAACAACTGTATTATTACGCAGCCCCAGTTTCATTGCAATTTAGCTATGGCGGCAGTGTTACAGGTGTCGCTTGGCAGTCCGTTGCCAAGACACTTGCAGATACAACAAACTATCCTAATAGCCTGTTCACAATGGCGCCCTACAGGACTCCTGGCGTCACACTCGGTCCCTTCATTGACAGCCACGCCAGAACCTTCCCATCAAGCTACACGTTTGCTTTGTTCTGGGGCTATCCAAACATCTACGCTGGTGCTGGCAGCCTTGTCGTCCAAGACTGCATCTTTGGGGCGAAAGCGCCTGGCCTAGGGTACATCGGCTACGGCGACCTCGGTCCCACCATTCGACCAATAGCTAATACATCTCTCACGCTCCGTGGTATTTATCTACTGGGCAATACAAGCCTCAGCGCCACCGACCTACCGCTGACTATTGCCAAAGGCTTGACTATCAACGGGAGCGGCATTTACGGTACACGAAATACGCAGTGCTTTATCGGTTCGCGCACGGACGGGAGTCTTGCGACCGATGTTGGTATATCCTTTGCCGGGCGACATGCGTTCAATTTTGTCGGCGGAGATGCTGAACGCAACTACGACGGTAACTGCATTCACATTCTGGACAACAACGGCTACTACGGTCTGTTGTCCAACAGGGCCGCAACCAACGGTTCGCGTGGCGCAACAATGACGGCGATTATTGGCGAAATGTCTGCAGGCAGCCGTGTCTTCACCGGCGGTTACGGCAGCTACCAGATCAACTTTACAATCGCCAACAAGCATCATGGCTTTGCCGGTGCATTTGGCAACGACAGCAGCAGCCTTGAGGGGCCAGTCGGCATCTCTGGTGGTCTTGATCCCTTGAACTTCTACCGCTTCGCCTCATACCACGGGTCTGTATGGCAGCAGGCAGTCACCGCAGCGCGATTGACTTCCAACACCACCCTTACCTACGCCCCCGGCGTTCAGGCCAATGCTTACACCAACTCCTACGACAACCCGCTCAACATCCGCTCCTCGGTCTTCTTCCGAGGGATTGATACGGACACTGCACAGCTTGTTGGTGGCGAGCTGGAGAGTGTAACTGTGGGCGGCACACCTCGCTTTGTCTTCTACGGTTGAGACTTTTAGAATGCAGGGGCAGGCGAATGTCCTGCTGGCCACGGAGGTATTCCAATGTCCCTGCAGATCATCCTCAAGAACTCCGCGGTCAGCGCCAAAGAGCCGACCGTTGATCAGCTTGCCAACGGCGAACTATCGCTCAACTACCACGCTGACGGGCCATTTCTTAGTTGTAAGGACACCGCTGGCGTTGTGCGCCGTGTGGCTGGCGTCTGGATCAACAGCACTGCACCCGCGACGCCAACCCCTGGCGAGTTCTGGCTCGACATCGGCAGCACACCTGCACTGCTCAAGGTCTACAAGGACAGTACCGACACGTGGGTGGGCGCTACCACTGTCTACGCTGCCTCGACAACTCAAGCCGGCATTGTCGAGCTAGCCACCGACGCAGAAACCCAAACGGGTAGCGACGCGCTGCGTGCGGTAACTCCAGCCAGCCTGCAATCCAAACTCAGCAGCAGCGCCGCCAGCACAAGCACGACGACCATCGCTAACAGTGCTGCTGTCAAAACCGCAAAGGATGCGGCTGACGCTGCGCAAACCACTGCGAACGCAGCGCTTCCCAGAACCGGTGGTAACATTACCGGCAACCTCGAGATTGGCACCACCGGCAGCCTCAGCTTTGAAGGCGCCACCGCTGACGGCTTTGAGACAACCATCGCCGTTGTCGATCCCACTGCCGACCGCACGATCACGCTGCCCAACGTTTCCGGCACCGTTGTCACAACCGGCGACACCGGCACCGTCACGAGCACGATGCTGGCCGATGGCACCATCGTCGATGCGGACATCAGTGCCACCGCCGAGATCGCCGTCAGCAAGCTGGCCGATGGTGCCGCCCGTCAGCTGCTTCAGACCGACGCCGCCGGCACTGGCGTTGAGTGGACTAGCAACATCGACATCCCCGGCACACTGGACGTTACGGGCGCGGCCACCTTTGACAGCAGCGTGACGGTCCAAGGCGACCTGACCGTCAACGGCACCACCACCAACATCAACACCACCAACTTGGTGGTCGAAGACAAAAACATCATCTTGGGTGATGTTGCCACTCCCTCCGATACCACAGCAGACGGCGGCGGTATCACGCTCAAGGGTGCAACCGACAAGACCATCACTTGGAGCGACACTACCGATAGCTGGACCTTTAACCAACCAACGATCACCACCGGCACTAGCACCGCCGCCAGCTTCATTCCTACCAGCAGCACGGTTCCCGCGAACGGGCTCTACCTCAGCGGCACGAATACCGTGGCACTGGCGACGGCCAGCACGGGGCGGTTGTTTGTTGATGCAAGTGGCCGCGTGGGGATTGGTACTACTGCACCAACCAACACTTTTACAATTCGTGCATCTTCTGACGATGGAATTGCCCTGACAAGGCCCAGTAATTCAGCAGTTACACATTTATTAATATCAACCACAGAAAGTGGTGGTGATTCTTACTCTGTTAAATACGAAACCAACAACAACAACCAAATCTTCTCAACTTCCACGGGGAGTGGTACTGGCGGAAATATTATCTTTCGTACGTCAACATCAGCGCCTTCGATTGAAAGGGGCCGCTGGGACAATGCAGGGCGCCTTTTAGTTGGCACGTCTTCCACTTCTGAGGGAAGTAGAGCTGTATTTCAAGGTTGGAGTGGTGATTCAACCGGTTCTGCCATCCTCAAGTTTGCATTGGGAACAGCTACACCTGCGGCCGACCAATATCTTGCCTACTTTGATTTTACGGATTCAGGGCATCTCCCCGGTGCGCGATTTGGCGCCCAGCGTGATGGCGGCACTTGGAGTGCATCATCAAAGCCGTCTAGATTAGTGTTCTCCACTACCGCCGACGGAGCGAGCAGCCCGACGGAGCGGATGAGGTTGACTAGCACCGGTGCGCTGCTTATTGGAGGCACAAATATCAGCACTGGCAAGTTGTTTGTTTCCGCAAATATACCTGCTGAAACATCACAGCGAATAGCTTTGTTCTCTGGAAGCGGAGCCGGCGATGCCATTCTTGAAGGAATTGCTATATCTAAGTTTGACAACAACTCCACAACTGCGCAGATCTTCCAGCGTTTCTACATCAACAACGGCACTGGTGGCAGCGGGCAAATTAACGCGAATGGTAGTGGCGCCGCCGCATTTGGAAGTTTTTCAGATGCCAGGTTGAAAGAAAATATCGTCGACATCCCTTCACAACTACAAAATATCTGCAGCTTAAGGCCAGTTGAATTTGATTACAAAGATGGTAGTGGTCATCAAATTGGTTTTATTGCGCAGGAGATGGAGCAGGTATATCCAGACGCTGTTGCCCAGGGTACCGACGACATGCTTACCGTTACTGGTTGGAGCAAAACAGAGGCACGGTTGGTGAAAGCGCTCCAAGAAGCCATCGCCAAGATCGAAACCATCGAAGCCAAAGTTGCAGCCCTTGAGGGCGTGTAGTCCTGCTTGCTAAGGCGGGCAACCGGCCTACTCAACAGGTTGCAACCCAATTACACTCCACCTACCCCCACTTGACCCATGGCCAAGACCGCCACACCCACCACCACCTTCCAGTGGGGAATCGCCCAGCTGGAACGCCACACCGCCGACGGCATTGTGTTCACGGTGCATTACACCGTTGACGCCAACGCCGGCGCCTACGGCAGCATCGGCCTAGAGCAGCCCGAGGGCAACATCATCCCCTTCGCCGACCTCACCCCCGAGATCGTCATCGGCTGGGTGCAAGAAAAGCTGACCGCCGAAAAGGTGGCAGAGGTGGAAGCCGCCCTCCAGAAGCAACTGGACGAGCAGCGCCAGCCCACCGTCGCCCAGGGCTTGCCATGGCAGTAAGAGCAAAAGCCGGCCTATCTGGCACAATCCGCAAAGAGCCGGTGCCCAAAACCACCAGCATCGGCCAAGGCGCCCACAGCCGTCCCCAACGGCGCGGGCGTAAGAAGTTGCGGGGCCAAGGTCGCTAAGATTGCAACATGGCTATTTCGCCCGGCACATACAACATCAGCCTGCAGCGCCGGGCGGACTACAGCATCACGCTGCAGTTCAAAGACAGTACGGACGCGCCCATCAACTTGACCGGCTGGACCGTCGCCGCCCAAGCCTGGAACCAAGCTCGCACCAGCAAATACGCCGACTTCACGGTCACCTACACCAACCGCGCCACCGGCACCGTCGCCATCGCTCTGACCGACGACCAAACAACCATCTTCCCCAATGAGGCGTACTACGACGTACTGCTCACTAATCCCTCCGGCCTAAAGGAGTATTACCTAGAGGGCACCATTTACGTGTCCGAGGGCTACACGGCATGACTACCGTAAACGTCAGCGCTGTAACCAATACCGTCACCGTCACCGAGAACGGCAGCAGCACCGTCGTCACGGTTCCGCAAACATCCACACTGACAACCATAGTTGCAGGCCCTCAGGGACCACAAGGTCTGAAAGGCGACACCGGCGCCGCCGGCGCTACTGGCCCGCAGGGACTTGCTGGTGCCACCGGCGCGACTGGTGCTACCGGAGCAACGGGGCCGCAAGGTCCGCAGGGACCACAGGGCGACCCTGGCCCCACCGGCGCGACGGGCGCAACAGGTGCAACAGGCGCAACGGGTCCGGCCGGCGTGGTCGCAGCTACTGCGCCGATCAGCTACAACAGCGGCACGCAAACGGTCAGCACCAGCATGGCCACCAGCCGCCTGTTGGGGCGGACATCGGCTGGCGCTGGCGTGGCTGAAGAGATCAGCGTCGGCTCTGGCCTGTCGTTGTCGTCTGGCACGCTGAGCGCCACGCTCGGCGGCACTGACCTCTCCTACACGGCCAGCACCAGGTCGCTCGAGTCGAGCACCGGCGGCGATGTCACCCTGCCCCTGTTCACCAGCACCCTGGCTGGCTTGACGCCTTCGTCTGGCGGTGGCACCACCAACTTCCTGCGGGCAGATGGCAGTTGGGCGGCTCCGCCTGGCGGCGGAGGTGGCGGCAGCTCCGTGGGCGACAACCTGTACCTCAACAACAACTGCATCTGAGCCATGGCTGCTTCACCCGCCTTCATCTCGACTGCACGCATCGGGCGCCTGTCGCTGAGCACGGCAAACACCGCCACCGATGGCACCGGCACGATCAACGATCTGATCGTCGGCGTTTCTGCGGGCACCCGCATCCTTAGCGTCAACGTCCAAGGCACCGCGACCACGGCGGCGTCACTGGTCAACCTGTTCCTTTTTGACGGGACGCAGTGGGACCTGTTCGATCAGGTAACCATCAGTGCTGTAACGGGCAGCAATACTGTCAAGGGCTACCGCCTAGTGACGGCCTACACCGATCTGGTGCTACCGAGCGCGACATGGAAGCTGGGCGCCACGATCACGGCTGCACCGACGACCGGCACGGTGCGGGTTGCAGCGTTCGGGGGTGACCTGACATGAACCTGAATCCTATCGGCTGGCCATCTGCGGTGCTGCGTCTACTGGCGCGGCTAGACAGTGATGGCGTCAACAGCACCACACCAGTCACCGAGATCAACGGTGGCACGATCAGCGCAACCAACGCGGACATCGCCTTGGTCGCCAAGGGCACAGGCGCAACGCTGGCTCAGGTGCCGGATGGGACCAGAAGTGGTGGCAACAAACGCGGACTTTCTGCAACTGACTTTCAAAAATTTAGAAACGCTGCCACAAACGTAGCCGGCGGGGATTATTCGGTTATCTGCGGTGGAGCGTCATGTACTGCTTCAGGCTCTCTTGCTTGTGTAGTTGGCGGCGAGAGCAACACCGCCTCCAGCAACTACAGCTTCATCGGCGGCGGCCAGAGCAACACCACCCAAACCAATAGTCACGCAACGGTGTGTGGGGGGAACGGTAACATTGCAAGTGGCGGCTATTCGGTCGTTGGAGGAGGTGTTAGCAACACCGCCAGTGACTCAAGTGCTACTGTTGCTGGCGGAGAGTCCAATACAGCAAACTCAGCTTATTCCTTTGTTGCCAGTGGACGCCGCGGTACCACACGGAGTATCGTTGGCAATCACGTATTTCCCGCGTGCAATCAACCAGTCGCAAATACCTCAGGCGCCAGTCAAGCTGGCCTGCTAATCCTTGGCCGTCAAACCACTGATGCCACTGCGACAGTTCTCGCCAGCAACAGCAGCGCAGCCAACTTCAGCAACCAAGTCACCCTCCCCAACAACAGCGCATACAGCTTCTCTGGTGAAGTGATCGCTGGCGTGACTGGCGCAGGCAATGCCGCCCACTGGACCATCAGCGGCGCCATCAAGCGTGGTGCTAACGCCGCATCCACAGTGATGGTCGGCACGCCTACGGTCACCATGACGCATTTCGATGCTGGCGCTGCTACGTGGGTTGTCGCCGTCACAGCAAATACCGCCATCGGCTGCATCACCATCACCGTCACTGGTGCAGCGGCCACCACGATCAGGTGGGTCTGCCGCATCGACACCACTGAGATGACCTTCTAATGGCCCTATCTATTTCGCTCAACGAAACCAACATCGGCATCCCCTTGCCCGACACTTACGCCTGCATCACCCTGCTGCGGTGTGACAAAGGGCATATGCTCATGCAGGTGTCGCATTACGCCAGCGCTGAGGCACGGCACGCCAATGCTCAGCCGGTCTATGACCGCACCTTCACGGCGCCCACCGCTGAGCTGCAGCCCGGCACCAATCCCTTGGCCATCGCCTACGTCTGGCTCAAGGCGCAGCCCGAATATGCTGACGCTGTGGACAGCTAGGCTACTACTGAGGCGTAAATGTTCCCATGCCACCAGCCGATGATGTCTCGCATGGGGACATTTACCACAAACTTGGCTCCCTGGAAGGCAAACTTGAAACTGTGCTGATTCAGCTCAGCGAAAAGCGCGGCGACATGGCTTCCGTCTTTGCCCGTCTCCGCGAAATTGAAACCCGCGTAGCCATCGGCGTAGGCCTAGCAATTGGCTTGAGTTTTTTGATCCCATTTATAATCAACGCAGCCGCGCCCAAGCTGCACTTTGAGCACAGCCCATCGGCTCAGGTGCGCTAATGCCTAACTGGCTGTGGCGCTCGATTGTTGGTGTGGCCGTTGTGCTGACCATGATGGCTACCGCGCAGTGGGGTGCGTGTCGCTTTTACGTACTGCCGCAAGTCTGGCCGTGGTATGCCAAATACAGCGGCACTACTGAAATCGACCCTGCGCCAATGGGATGCAATGACATTGACGCCCGTACCGTAACTGTACTCATGGGCGTGCTAACTACCCTGATTAGCCTTAGCAGGAAGGCCGATTGACCATGAAGCATTTGCTGATCCGTTTAGCCAAAGTGCTGCTTAAGTTGGCAATGGACAAAGCCTTAGAGCAGGCGCTGCCCAAGATCTACAAGCAGCTTGACTCCGAGGTGCCCAAACTGCTCATGAACCAAGCGCCACCATCTGTTGTGCAAAGTGCAATAAGCAGCGCCATTGTTAAAGGCACAGGCGGAAAGTTAAATAAAGACATGCTGGACCTTGTTGTGCTGGCCTACGACCCCATCAAAGCCGCCATTATCAAGCGATGAGCAACTTCCTTACAGCAGCTAAGTGGACCGACAAGCAGAATCCACAGCCGCATCAAATTGCAGCATGGAATGCAGCATGGGATTGGTTAAGCGCGGAGCAGCAGGCGGAGTTCCTAGAACTGTTCCGCGCTGCACCGGCAACGCCTGCAGCGCCATGGTTGGAGCCAGCGCTCAAGATCATCCGCGAATTCGAAGGTTTGCGACTTGAGGCATACCGCTGCCCAGCTGGTGTGCCAACCATTGGCTATGGCGCGACACGGTTGATTGATGCGCCAGTGCGCATGGGCGACAAGATCACGCAGCAGATGGCCGAGGAGCTGCTGCGCAATCAAGTCGAAAACCTATTTGCCCCTGGCCTGTTTGGCTTGCTGCCTTTGATGAAGGCATGGAAGCCTAACCAGCAAGCTGCGCTGGTGTCTTGGGCATTCAATGTAGGGCTCGGTGCCGTAGAGGAGTCAACTCTGCGCAAGCGGCTGGCGGCTGGCGAGGCGCCCAGCGTAGTCGTGCCAGAGGAGCTGCCCAAATGGGATAAGGCTGATGGCAAGACGCTAGAAGGGCTTGCAAGGCGCCGCGCTGCTGAGGTACGGCTATTCACTGGCAACCTTGAGCAGCAGCAACAACCGGCCAAGCTGACGCCTTCTAGTTCGTTTGGCGCGCGCATCACACCGCACATCACGCTAGGTGAGTTTGCATTAAATCAAGAGGTGCGGCGATTTGATGCACAGCACCAAGTAAATACAGCAGCCGAACTGGCGGCATTCATGGAGCGCGCACGATCTGTATTTGGCGGCAAGCCTGTCATTATTACCAGCGGCTACCGGCCAGCAGCAATCAACCGCTCAGTAGGTGGCGCCAGCAGCTCGGAGCACCTATACAGCGCTCCTAATGTCGGCGCTGTGGACTTCTACATCCAAGGCGTTGACATCAATAAGTTGCAGGCATGGTGTGACAAGGAATGGCCGTATAGTCTTGGCTACGGCGCACCCAAGGGCTTTGTGCATCTTGGTATCCGCGCTGGCCGTCCTAAAGTCCGCTGGGATTATTGATGATTATTCCTGACCACGAGATCTGCCGCCTGTGCAAGCAACATGCAATGGTGGTGCCATACAATGCAGAACTGCAAAATCCAGCGTCGCTTGACGTATTGCTTGGCGACAACCTAATGGTGGAAGTGGAACATACTGCAGACCTGCAGTTGCTAAGCATTGCGCACCACACAGAAGCAGATCCTTACTGGTTGGCGCCTAGTGAGTTTGCGCTAGCTGAAACGCAAGAGTTTTTTAATCTGCCAGATCACATTGCTGCGCAGTTTGTACTGAAGTCCAGCCGCGCTAGGTCTGGCTTGGAGCATCTGCTTGCTGGATACTGTGACCCAGGCTGGCATGGCAGTCGGCTCACTTTGGAGCTGCACAATAGCCGCCGGTATCACAATATTGCATTGTGGCCTGGCATGAAGATTGGCCAGATGGTGTTTCATGTCATTGCCGGCACGCCAGAGCGCACCTATGCAGTGACTGGACGGTATAACAACGATTCAATCGTCACTGCCTCGCGCGGATAAGTACATGTCACAAGCTTGCTGGTAGTGCCATTGCGCCTGCCAGTCTTGCTTGTGCTCCTTCACCATTCCTGCATAAGTGACGCGCCATATATCGCCAACCTGCTCTAGTGTTGGCGGTAGCAGGTTGTCGTTAGTCATGTCTTGGGGCCAGTGGATGGTTGTAGAACTATCAGTAGAAGATCAACTACGACTAGAAGGGCAAGCGCGTGCCGCCCTTGCCCATGATGACCCCAGCCAAGTGGCGCATTTATGCGCGTCGTTGATTCGTCAAAATGCGTATCAATCCAAGCTAATCCAGCAGGCAACTGGCCATATTGCCAAATTAGAAATGGAGCAGTTTTTAGGCTGCTCCAAATCGAAATCATGGTGGCAGCGGCTGTTACGCCGCCAATGATGGTTGCAGAATCAGCTTTAGCTTGCGCTGCGCACGTTGCGCACGTTGCCTGACACGCTCTCTGCACACACCCAGATTGCGCCCGATTTCGGCATAGCTGCAAGGCGTTTCACAGCCAATGCCATAGTTCATGCGCACAACATCCCTGTCAAATGGATCTAGGCGAAAAAAAGCCAGCTGCAGCTGCTCAACGCGCTCACAAATCTCTTCAGGGTTGTGGTCTTCGTCAATGCCATATTCATCGGCGATGATGTCTAGTATTGTACTGCCATCTTCAGTGATCAGCGCATCTAGGCTTCGGTGCGGTCTATTGCGCTCCATGAGCATTAACAGCTCATCTGTTTTGATATTGAGAATGTCAGCTACTTCCCGGACCGTAGGCGTGCGGCCATTGGTCTGTGCAAATTCACGTTGCGTTTTGGCAGCAGCGTAGGTTTTTTCTAGCGCATGTTGCGGCACTCGAATCAACCGCTCTTTGGTGTCGATAGCGCGGGTAATTGCTTGACGAATCCACCAGTAGGCATAAGTGGAAAACTTATACCCCTTAGTACCATCAAACATCTCTGCAGCACGATGCAAGCCAAGCGCACCCTCTTGGATCAAATCCATAAGGTCCATGTTGTTGGACTGCAGCCGGGTTACGTACCGCTTGGAGATATGAACCACCAATCGCAGGTTGCAATTAATGATCATGTCGCGCGCACGGATGCCAACGCGCATCTCGCGCTGTTCCTGCTTGGTGCGTTCTCCTTCTGCGTCACGCAGATCAAGGTATCGTCGCACCTGGCGCGACAGTTGGATTTCTTGCTCAGCCGACAGCAATGGGTATCGGCCGATGGCGTTGAGGTACTGCTTGAACGAATCGGGCGTCATTTTGGGGTGCTATGCTGTTGATCCAATGACTTTCGGAGTCACTGGGCATTCCGTAGCGTGGGGGCTGCGGTGAGGCCGGCACCTCGTGAGGACCAGCCACCCCCACACCTAATTAATGGGGTCGCAGTGGTCAAAGTAAAACCCCTGCAACCGTTGAACGATATCATGCGCAGCCGTTAGCTGCCGGAAAAAGTCATCATTTACAAGGTAGCTAGTACTGCGTTCTTGGCAGTCGTAGCACTCATGCCGCCTGCGTTTGGCACGATTGCCGTAGGTGCGCTCTTGCAATACCAGCCGCATCCGACCATTGCATTTAGGGCATCGCTGCTCGCCAATGTTCATGGCAGTAGCTTCGACGCCAGCCACAGCGCCAAGCAGCACGCCACGACGTAGACGATCAGCAGTTCGAACAGAAGGGGGACAGTCACTGGCCCTCTAACTCGGCGGCGATGGCGAGAAACCACTGAGGCCCTTCACCGTTTCCTTCTTCGGAGTAGATCTCAACGGCAGCGCGAAGAGCGGTGGCAACAACCTTTGAAACATCGTTGAGACAGTCATCTGGACCAGGACAGCTAAACGCATCGGCAGCATCCAGCACCGCCTGCGCCTCTTTCGATAGCTCAGTCATCACTCCGCCTCCTGCTGCGGCACCGGCTCGATGGCGGGGCGGCCCCATTTGGCAAGGACGGCGCGGGCAAAGCGGCGGCACTCTTGGAAGTCAGCCTCAGGGCCTTCCTGATCCCACAGGTCGTGCAGCTCTTCATCCGTCGGCCCCTGCGGCTCGGGCTGGGCCAGGGCGGCGCGGGCTTCAGCCGCCAACGCATGAGTTTCACGGCGATCATCCATCAGGAGCTGGCGGTAACGATCTAGCTCGTCAGCCATGCGGGCGCACAGGGCGCGGTAGTCAGTCATTGAGTTGCTCCAGTGCGCGGCGGATGGTGTCAGTGATCTCAGGGATGTAGTGGCCATCGCGCTCAATCGTTCCCAGCATCTGCATCGCAATGCTGTTCAGCGTCTGGGGTTGTGGACGGCGGGCGGCGCGGAGTTCTTGTGCAATACAAGCAGCTGTGGTCACCTTAAATCGCTCGTACACATATTCACAACACGCCTCCAGCTCCTGGTCGCTACCCCACTGGGCAGCGCGGGTGGCGATGTGCTGCCAGTGGTCTGCAACCGCTTGGTGGACGGGTTGTATCTTCGCCCACTCCTGCACCAGCTCCGGCGGTGGGGTGATGGGGGAGAGGTCAGTCATTGGGCAGGGCCTCTAGGGCGCGGCGGATGGTGTCGAGGTCTTTCATCTGGTCATTGAAGAATTCTCCCGTTGCTACAAGTCGTGTTAGTCCCTCCAGTGCTCGCTCCTTCAAGCTCGGCGGTTTGGGGCGTCTGACGGTGCGCAGTTTTCTGTGTGTGTTGGACTCGCAAAGTGCTTCACTAGAGAGCCACTCACAGCACGCCTCCAGCTCCTGGTCCGCACCCCATTGGGCAGCGCGATTAGCTAGGTGCTCACCAAAGATGCTTCCTTCATCTACTTCATTAAGCCACTGCTGCGCCAGCTCCGGCGGTGGGGTGATGGGGTGTTCAGTCATCTTCGTTGGGCAAGAGTTCAAGAAGTGAGTCAATGGCAAGGCCTGTCGTGTTTTCTGAGCCTGGTGTGTAATGCTGCGCTTCCACCAGCGCTAGTCGCAAACGCTCAATACAGGGCCACGGGTCGCGTAGCTCGGTGGAGAAGTCTTGGAATGGTGCGGGGTGGAAGTCGCTCATAGTTCGGCCTCCTGCTCAAGCCAGCGAACGGCGTTGTATCCACAATCGTTCTCACGCATCCACGCCGCCACCTCACGGATTGCGGCGCGGGCCCATTCGCGGTTCAAGGTTTGACTCGCCGGGGTGATAGCCATCGCTACCCGCTCCACCAGCGAGCCGGCAGGATCTGAACTATCTGGTTTTCCCGGACGGTTCGCCTCCAACGCCTCGACCCTGGCGCGGAGTTCTAAAGCAGCGCAAACCAGATCATTGCCGCCGAGTTGACGGCGCTCAAGATTGACCCACTGCTCGGGCGTTGCCTTGTAGTCGCTCACGATTCCGCCTCCAGTAGCAGCCGGCGCATGTACCAGTCGGCTTTGCCGAGGTCTTCCACGGCATTACCCTTGTGCTCAGCACGCCAGAGGTATTTGATCACCTGGCCTTTGCAATAAGCCTTAAATCCTTCAGTGCCCAGTGCAGCCTTAATGGCCTGGATGCACTCAATGTTACCTTGCTTGTAATGCGGTGGATGGTTAACAAGATCAGTCATTCCAGTGCCTCAGGACTCCTGCACAGATGAATAAATTGGTGGCCATATAGGCCACCAGAATTGCAATGCGTACGGTAGCAACTTGATCAGCAATACGATCACGGTGATGCGCTTTTTCGCCAAGGGCTTTTGCGACCACCGGCCACCAATGCGCTTTAGTCATTGCCTAAGTTAGGCAGCGCTTCGCTGCGCAGCAGCCATGCGGCAAATGCAACGTGACTGGCTACAGCTTGCTTATTGACTGGTGCCATTGGGTAGGATTCTGACCACCAGCGGCGAAATAGCGCCTCAAGATCTGCTTCGTTCATCAGAATGCAGGCTCCTCAACTTGTGCAGCGCGAGGCAAGAATTCAAATCGCTGCACGTTAAGCACATGCTTACTGCGCTTGGCGCCAGTTTCTTTGTCATTCCATTCTTGGCGGCGGACGTTACCCGTCACCATGATGGAATCACCCTTCTTGCAGCGGTCTACGACAAGTTCTGCAGACTTGCCCCACATTTCGATGTCAATCACATTGTTGATGTAATTGCCATCCTTGTCTTTGCCCTCTTGGATACCACCTGCAAAGTTGGCAACCATGCTGCCGCTTTCAAAAGCACGGAGCTGAGGATCAGAAATAATGCGAACGATGCCGGATGCGTAAAGGCTCATTTCAGTGGCGTGATGTTATTGGCCTCTTCAAAGGCCAGGATTTGGGATAGCGAATACCGCACCCGTGGCGTACCAGCTGGGAAGCCAATGCGCGGGATGGTGTAGTAAGTGGGTCCAATGCCGCGAGCGCGTTGGTTTTTGATGGCAGCTGGCTTTAGCCCCCACCGCGCGGCCAATTGATCATTGGTCAGGTACGGCTCAGTCATCAAACGGATCCTCCTCGGTAGCAGCAAAGCTGGCTTCCTTTTCCAGCGCAAGCGCTAATAGGGCTTCCTGCTGCTCGGTAGAGAGGTCAGCCTTGCGTGCCTCCATGCGTTCGGTCACCTTGGCAAGATCAGCAACGCTGCTTGCCTTGGCAATAGCGGCCTTGCCGGCAGCAAAGATCTTGGCATCACCTGCAGGCAATGCTGGCGCAGGCGCTGCGGTAACCGTGACAGGCTGCATCTCGGCCTGCTCCATCTCATCGGTGCTGTAGACACCTGAAAGGTCAGCGGGAAATGCTTTGCGCAATGCCAGCGCTTCAGAGCACTTGGCAATCATCGTGGCACCCATCTTGGACCAGAGCCCTTGGCCAGCGTTGTAATCCGCAAACCGTGCAACACCAGTAAATGGATGGCTTGCACCCTTACGCCAGATGGTGGTCTTGGCCGCGGCAGGTGGCTTACTGCCAAGCCATACATCAGTCCACTGGCCGTCATCACCACACCAAAGCGTCTCAGAGCCATCAAGCTGCCCGGTGCGTTCAGCGATGCTGCGCAGACCGTCAATGCCGGCTTGGATGGTCATTTTGCCACCACGCTTGATGGCGTAGATCTGCTTGCTAAACGGATCCAAACCCGTGCGCTGGCAGGCATAGGCAAAGAGGCGTAGCTCATCACCGCTGCAGCCAGGCGCAATGGTGGTACTGATCAGCTGCGTTTGCTCTGGCGTCCAGAGTGCAAGTGAGCTAGAAGTCATCGGATGTCATGGTTGGGGTAGTGCTAAGCGCCCAGCTGGGCAGGCTTAGCGGTTGAATCGTATTGCCGTAACCGGGCCATTCAGAGATGACGCGACAATCGGCAATGGTTTGCAGGTTGGCACGGCGCTCGGTGTCGCCATGCTGCATTGCATCAGCGTCCAGTTCATACACGCCGACCGCAAACGGATAGGTTTTCTCCACTGCGATGAAGACAAACCGCTCGGCAAAGGTGCCAGACAGGTAATGCGCCTGCTGGACGTGGTACCGCCACTGCGCGACCGACTTGGCAAACCCCTTGCTGGCATCCGTCGTGGTCTTGAGGTCCACGATGGTGGTGCCCACGTACCAGTCAGGGCGGCATTTGCAACGCAGGCCGGTTGGGATGTCATCCCACCAGAAGCTTTGCTCTGCCTTGCCATCACGCAGCAGTGCTGCGGCAGCTTGGTGGCTGCGTACTGCACCGGCCATGGCCATGGCCTGCTCCATGTCGGTTGCAGTGACGGCTTCAATGCCGGATGCTTCCATCTCGGCGGCCATCTCCTTGCCAGCCTTGGTATTGCGCGGCAGGCAGACGGCATAGCGCGTGGCTAGATCGTCTGGCTCCAGCACGGCGCAATGCACCAAACTGCCTAGCTTCATCGCTGCGGTCGGCACCGATGACGGCCGCTGCGGGTTGAGATACCGCGCCCAGTAGTGGTATGGACTGGCGGCGACGGCGTGCAGATGGCTAGCGCTAACAGCTGGGTCAGCGTGATATTCAGCATTGCTGATCATGCTGCCCTCAGCTGGCGATGCAGGTGCGTCTGTGGGCCGTAGCACTGCTGCAGCTCTGGAAATGCAAGCAGCACGCGCTGCTTGTTATCTGGATCGGCGTGCAGCGTCGCCTCAGCCAAGCGGCGATAAAAGCCGCCGCCGTGGTGGATAGCTGTCTGCAGCGTCCAGTAGGTATCGTTAGTGGTCATGGCTTCAGCTGCTCTTGGCAAGCGTGATGCGCCTGCACCTGTTGCTTGCCGGTGTCATATGCCATGGCAGCAATGCCAAAGATGATGGCCAGCATTGCAAGTCGGTCGATGGTCTTGATCATGGTTCTCGAGTTGGGGTGATGCCGGATTGGGTGCGGCTCCGGCGGGCCGCGTGTGGATACAGTATAGCCTTAGGCTACCGCTGTCAACCGTTGCACACGGCTGCGGCTGATGCCCATGTGGTCGGCAATGCGGCGTTGCGTCCAGCCGTAGCTGCGCAGCCGCTTGGCGCGTTGCTCAGTGGACTCAGTGGCCCACAGGATGATGATGATCGGCAGAAGCAGCAGGGCTGCAATCAGTGCGAGTGTGGTGCTCATGATTCTCGGTTTGGGGTGTTGCCGGGCCAACCGGCGGTGCAGGCTTACTTAGGCCGTGTTGGGCTCGTGGTAACGCGTCGTGTACCCGGTTCCGCGGCGGTTGAGTTTTGCGAGCGGTCCGCCCCGCTCGTGATGCCACTATACACCATGCGCCGCCCTAATCAACCCTATGCAACATCTCTTAACAATGCCTCTGCATCGCTGACCGACCGCGCCACGCCTGCAATACCGCCAGCCGCTTGGACCGTATCCAGCCACTGCTGCTGCTCAGGGCGCAGCCTGCCGGTTGCGGTCTTGACCTCTATGGAGGTGAACACCGCCACTTGGGTGCCGACCATTTCCTCGGTCACGGTGACGCGCTTCCAGCCGATCAGGTCAGCGCTGCCCTTGCACAGGCCGAAGCTCACCGGGCGGCCATGCTGGTCCTTGAGCGTGCCGGTGTTATTGCGGAACAGCCTGATAGCGCCGGTGCTGCAGGTCAGGCGGATGTGTTGCTGGATGGATTGTTCAGATGGCACAAATAGACACGTTTTTGCTTGCTTGTAAAACATAGTAACCTGAACCAGGCTTGCCTGTAATTATTTCATTTTTTGCCATAATGCTATATGCTTTATTGGCTGTATTTCTATGACAGCCAACGTATTGTGCAAGATCCCTAGTGCTTGGCATTTTGTCACCATTGCTTAAAATGCCCATGCGTATAAGTGTATTTGTTGTTGAAATAATATGGTCAGTTGCCGAAATATTTTTATCAGAAGAAGCGCGCCAGACGCTTGGTGAATATCGAAAATCGCTTGACAATTCTGGCATTGGTAAAATTGCTAAGTGCTCTTGTGGAATTTCAGGCTGAAATTGTTTCCATCGATTTACTTCTTGCAATGAAACGCGAATCGCATCCTTGGTGTCAGATCTGTATTCATAGTTTAACTTTGAAGGATCAAATGAAGGATTTAGCACGGTTTTGCTAGTGTTTAGATATCGATAAATAGAGGCCCTGCGTCTATTTAATATTATTTCTAATTCTGAAATGCTATAACTTATTTTGCAGTTTTGTTCGTCCACTTCAGTATTTTGCGCGTCATGGCAATTGTCTTGTGATTTGCGCCATTTCTGCAATTCTTCGACATCATTTTTAAGGCTGACCACAAGATCAACTAAGTCAGCAAGCTCCAATGCTGGTTCGCTTGCCGTTACAGCATTGTTACTTAAAAATGCAGCTAGCGCTTCATTCACAACATCACTTGCATCAATGTTTATCCCATTTTCCTGCTGTCTATTGACATAAGACTTTAAGCGGTTTGCAGTCTCAGGCTGCACATACCAGGCGCGATTAACCCACGAATCACGTTTGCTAGTTGCTGCTATTGTCATCTAACTTTGCTCCACTGTCCTTTGGTTTGACGGGCGGCCAGGACGTGCTTGGCCCATGCCGCCGGGTTTTTGTAGCCGCGCTGGTGGCCGAGCGCAATCAGGTCCTGCAGAGTTTGCGCACCGCCTTGCTCGCGGCGCTTGGCGCGCATGGCCACCTCAACCAACTCCCCATCCACCTGCTGCAGCTCGCGTGCCTCTGGTGCAAAGCGATGCCCGCATTCACCGCACTGCTTGGCCTGGCTGGCCATGGCGGCAAAGCAGCTGGGGCACACCTTGACGCTGGGCGCCTTCTCCCGATCCCGCTTGCGCTCGCCGTCTAGCGTCCACTCACGCGGCTCTAGGTGATGGCCAAGCCGGAGCGTATTGCCGACGTGATCCAGCACCACTGCAGCAGCCTTACCCGGTGATGGCCGCAAGCAGCGGCCGATCATCTGTAGGTGCAGGCTGGTGGATGCAGTGGGCCTGAGCAGGATGCATCCCCCGACTGACGGGACATCTACGCCCTCGCCAATCAGGGCGCAGCTGGTGAGCACCTTGATCCGGCCTATTGCCAGGTCAGCCAATAGCTGCCTTCTATTGGCCGCATCCATGCTGCCGTCAATGCTGGCAGCTGGGATGCCGTTGCATTGGAACAGGGATGCCACGGCCTCCGCGTGTGCCACAGAGCAACAGAACGCAATCGCCGTCTGACCTGGCAGGTGCTTGCGGTAGTGGCTAAGGCAGTCGCCCATGATCGTGCCAATCCGATGCTCGGCCTCGCGCGTGTCAAAATCGCCCATGCGCTTGCGTAGGCCGGTGGTGTCAAAGCCCGGTGGCGCTAGCACCTTGGCCGCGGCGAGGTAGCCGTTATCCGTCAGCCACTGCGCACTGGGACCTTCCACCATGGTTTGGTAGTGCTCGCCAAGGCCGCGGCCGTCGAGCCTGATTGGTGTTGCAGTAACACCCAGCAGGTGGGCTTGTTGGAAGTGCTCCAGTGTCTGAGCCCAAGATTTCGCATTGCTGTGGTGCGCTTCGTCGATGATGACAAGCTGGAAGAAGTCACGCGGCAGCTTGTGCAGCCTGCGGGCCAAGGTCTGCACGCTGGCAACTTGCACTGCTGCGGATAGGTCCATGCTGCGGTTGGCGGCAATCACACCATGCGGCATTGGCAGACTGCGGCAGGCCTGATCCAATAGCTCCTGCCGGTGAACGGCGATCAGCACGCGATTGCCCTTGCAAGCTGCGGATTGGGCGATGTGGCTGAAAATCACCGTCTTGCCGCCGCCAGTCGGCAGCACTGCCAGCACCTTGCGGTGGCCTAGCTGGTACTGCAGGCGGATGGCGGTTACTAGCTGTTGCTGGTAGGGACGGAGGTTCATGGCACCTAGCTGGCCTTGACACCGTAGAGCAATCGGCTACGCTCGTCAAGCACCCCAACCCGCTGATGCCGTTAGCTCATCCCATCCCGTTGCGCCTAGCGCCTGATCAGCTTGAGTGGCTTGACGCTTGGCGTGGTGACACTTTTTCGCGCAGCACTGCCATTCGTCTGCTAATTGCCGAGGCCATGAAATCACGCCAAGGCAGCAGCAACCGATGACCCTTGCCCAAGAGCTAAACCGCCTGCCCGATGGGTGGGGATACGTTGCTGTCGATGGCCAGAAGCGGCCGTATCAACTCAAGTGGCAGGACAACCCACTAGATAAAGCCAGCCTGCAGGCGGAGCTTGATTCCGGTCGCGCTCGTGCGATTGGCGTGTGCTGTGGCGTGCCATCCGGTGGCTTGCTGTTCCTGGATCACGACGGCCGCAGCGCCAGCACCATCCTTCGCGACTGGGGTTGCCCTATGTCGTCGCTGCCGCGCTCGTGGACTGTTACATCAGGTCGTGACGGCAGGTTTCAGGTCATCTATCGCGTCCCAGAAAAGTATTGGCATGGGATTGCCACGCGCAAGTACAAGTCAGGTGTCACCGACTCTGACGGCAAACCCGAGCAGGTGGAACTCCGATGGACCGGCTGCCAGTCCGTTGTGGCCGGTGCGCACCCAACCACCAGCGGCTACCGCTGGGTGGCGAAATACAGCCCCGAAGACCTCGACCTAGCCGAGGCGCCGCTTTGCCTGATCGAGCGGATGCTTAAACCAGTAGCCGAGCCGGTGGTCTTGCCGCCAGTGGTGAATGGTGCCGACGATGCCACCAGGGCGCGCTCTTACCTAGACGCCCTCGCCAGCAGTCGCGCTGATGACTACGACGACTGGCTAGCCGTTGGCATGGCGCTCCATAGCGTTGGCGATGACGCCTTGCTAGACGACTGGGAGCAGTGGTCAGCGCAGTCCGGCAAGCACAAGCCCAGTGATTGCCAGCGCAAATGGCGTAGCTTCAAAAAGTCCGGCATCAGCCTTGGCACCCTTGGTGACATGGCCAAGAAAGACGGCTGGCGACCCCATCGGCGCGAGCCGCAGCGCAGGGTGGCGACAGGTGACGGTGACGGCGATGCCAAGGCGCCGATCATCACGAAGCCGGAAAAGCTGGAAACCGCAGAGCTGTTAGCGCTGCTGCGCAGCCAGATCGATGAGATCCGCTACAACGTCTTCACCCAGCAGATCGAAATCAAGGGCAAGGTCATCGATGGCGCCGATCGCTTTTACCTAAAGCTGGCAGAGATGGGTTACAAGGTCGGCAAGGAGCTGGCTATTGACTGCCTTGTGCAGGTCGCCAACGAGAACCCCTACGACCCCGTAACCGAGTACCTGACCCATTGCGAGCAGCACGTCCAGCCGGCTTACATCGACGGCCTTGCTACCGCATACCTTCGCCCAGAAGACCAGGGTGGTGATGCCACGATCTACGACGAGATGCTCAAGCGCACCTTGATCGGCGCTGTTGCTCGCGCTTTTGATCCTGGTTACAAGCATGACACCGCCTGCGTGATCATGGGCGATCAAGGTGCATACAAATCCAGCTTCTGGGGGTGTTTAGGTGGTCCGTTTTACTCAGATGCATTGGGTGACATCAGCACCAAAGACGATGTAATGGTGCTTCACCGTTCGTGGATCATGGAATGGGCAGAGCTTGATCACATCACCAATCGCAAGCACGCAGGGCAAGTCAAGGCGTTTTTATCGCAGGCGGTAGATCTACTCCGTGTGCCATATGGCAAGGCCGTTGAAGCGTTCCCAAGGCGTGGCATCATTGTTGGCACCACAAATAAAACCGCTGGTTTTCTTGTAGATGAAACTGGCAACCGTCGCTTTTGGGTAATACCCACAACCCGCACACAGGTCGATCAAATTAATACCGCCATGCTTTTAATGGAGCGTGATGCTATCTGGTCTGCAGCGGTTCACGCCTATCGCAACGGTGAAACCAGCCGCCTGCCGGCATCCATGGAACTAGCTGTTCAGCAAGAAAACGATGCCTACATGATCGAGTCGCCATGGCGTGCCGCCATCCTTTCCTACCTCGCTGAACGCCGCAGCACCGAGTTGCTGACCTCTGAGGAGATCCTCGCCAAGGCCATCCAGAAACCCATGGAGCGCCAGTCCAAGGGCGACCAGATGCAGGTGGCTTCGATCCTGAAGGAGCTGGGTTGGGCGAAACGCCGCGAATCGACCGGCAAGAGGCGTTGGTACTACCAGTTGGACGGCCAACATGCCGGCTAGACG